GTAAAGTCTACAGATTTATCTGGGGTAGGAGTCCAAAATCTAACGGCATCTATTTCTACAATAGGTGCTGGCTGATTATATGTGTCTGTTACCTTTATGTCTACCCATTTACTTACATGTCCCATCGCTACTGCACAATGGTCATGCTTCTGAGCTAAGTCTACATGAATAAAGTAATCTTTGCCTTCTTCTGGCTTAAACCATTCCTCAAGCCTTCCAAAATTATCTACTGCTAGGTTAGCTTTATTAAATGCCTTTTCAATTTTTTCTCTAGATTTAAAAAATGCATCTACAGCATCCGAAGGCATACATGCAAATCTTCCGAGTGCGTCCTGCGGATTTTTGTGAAATGCAACTGTAAAATCTGTTATTTTTTTTGTAGGATTAACTTCCCATGTTGGTCTTTTAAGTGCAAATACTCTTGGGTATACATAGGAAACTATATGGTCCTCTTCCCATGCGACCTCAAACTCATTTCCAGGAGTTCCATCTGGAAGATCTTTGTCTAACTTTAATAGCTCTGTTCTCATAACAGTTTCTTTTTCGGCTATAACCGATTCATAAAATTTTTGGATTGGATCATTTTTAAATCGGGGAAAAGATAGCAAAATTACCTTACCTACATCTGGGAAACGTGAATCAACAGATGCTCTATACATATCGTATATAGCATCTGCAGTCTTTGCTTGATCATGTCCGCTGGTATTTTCTGTTGCAAAACCAGAAATTTCATCTAAGATAACAACCAGTACGTTATAACCTTCCCAAGCCTCTCTTTCTGAGTGGCCAGAATGAACTGTAATTGATTTATCAAACTTAATTTCTGATGCTTTATCAGTATATTTACCAGCAAACCACGGAGAAACTTCAATTCTCATTTTAAAACCTTTAAAAAAAACATTGTTGGCCTGCTGAGAGTTGATAGCAATATTTAAAATATCTATCGCATCTCTTGGCGGTTTACCATAGTATGCTGCTGGATCTTTTAAGCATAACAAAAGATAAACTATATATGCAACTGCAATTGTTGAAGAGTAATCTTTACCAGATCCTTTCCCTAACTGTGCAATAACTTCAACACAGGTTTGTTTAAATAGTTTTTTGCCCAGCTCTTCGCCATAAAGTTTTATTAATGTAGACTCTTTATATATCTGAGAACTTCTTTCTATAAGAGTGTACTGGTTTTCAGATAGTGGAGGCAAGCCAAGATAGTCTGGGCTTGTTACAAAAGTTTGAAGGTCTACTGGACGCTCTTCAAACTCTTCCCCGTCTAGTATCTCTATTAGGTCTGAAAAATCAAACGACATCTGACTCTTCAATTATATTAATAGACTGGACAATACCAGTTATTTGAGATAATCTTTTTGCTACCTCTATCTTGCAGTGGTTGCATCCAGAAGTTACCTCTTTTAGTATACCAACAAGCATCTCTTGTTTTCTTTCTGTCTCAAGTATCTGAGAAGCTATCTCGCTATTTTCTAAAACCCCGATAGACTGAAGCATGGCAATTCTTTTTGTCTCTATGTCTGCTATAAGCTTTAGTGTTCCAGACTTAACATTAAGCTGACCTTGTGTGTCAGCATCTTCTACTGTTTTCCATGCTTCTTTAATTAGCATATCGTAATGTTGATCTGCCCCAAGCAACGCCTCTTTGGCTCTATCTCTAATATTTGTATCATTATGTACAATAGACTTCCACTCATCTACATACTCAAGGACTTCTTTTCTTGTGAACCCAGTTATGGTGGCTATTTGTGTAGCAGAATTTCCCTTTAGTAGTTCAGAAACTACCCTATTCATCTTGTCAAAGTGGACTGCTGGCTCTATTTCGCTCATAAAATAATTATACTTCTAGTCAACTAAAAAGTCAATTAGCGTTTTACTTTTAATTTAAATTTATCTACATACCTTTGGATAGTCATGTGAGAAACTGAGCACTCATTTGCTATATCCATTATTGTTTTCTTTTGAACTATATACCTATTATATAACCAATCTTTGTTTTGATATAACTTCATCTTTTTGTGAGTACCTGATTAGAGTAATGAGCTATTCCAAAAGCATCTGCCACATCGAAGTCTTCCAGGGATATTGAATATTTTTTATTAAAGTAATCCGCAGTTCTTTGCTTTCTCATATTCCTTAGCTGATTTTTGTACCATGAGTCTGCGTATCCTGGATTTGCTATCCTTATAGCCGACTTTTCTTCTTTGCTTGGATTCTTGTTCCCTATATAAGCTTGCCATGCAGTTGGGGATATAGTTATAACTTCAGCTCCAGTAGACATAAGTTCTGCGATAACAACGCCATAAACATAAGACAGTTTAATTACAGCATCTGCTGATCTGACAAGGACTGCTCCTTCTACTACTATGTAGTCTGCCTTAAGTTCATCTAACATTGCAGATGTTTTTACCTTAGCGTCATATATTTTTTCATAAATATTGTTTCCAACAATATTAAATTTACCCCATTTTAGTGGCACATTATTTTCCATCAAGCAGAAAGCAACAGAATTTGTAGATGCATCTATACCAAGCACCCTGCTAGCTTTTGTTTTTATAAGGCTAGCCAATGTCATCTATTATGCCCATCAAATCTTTTTTAAACTTAGAGTCCTTGGTTTTTATACATCTAGCGCAGTAAACCTGATCATTATATCTACTTAAAAGACTACTACAACCTTTGCATTTTCTAGGAGCTCCATTTTTAATTGCTTTTTTTTCATAATACTTTTCCATAATCCTTTTGTTAGTTGAAACTCTGCAGCATTCATCTGAACAATATTTTTGATTATGTGTCTTGGCAACAAAATCTTTATCGCATTCTGAATTTAAACACAGCATTATTTTACGACCTTCATTAAATCTATTGTTATGTTTCCAGGGTCTGACCCTTTTGCCCAGCATTCTTTTTTAACAGGGCAATAAGTACAGGGTAGCCTGTACTTAGTTGCACCTTCTGGTCTAGTCGGCAGAGATCCGTTTTGAAAATTATCCCAGACATCTCTCATCCATTGAAATGCATCCTCAATAATCTTTTTGTTTTTATCGTTCATAGAAATTGGTATTATCAATATTTCTTGTGTATTTTTATTTTCATACAAAAAGAAGCCTTCTTTAGCATTTTTTAACTTCATGTATGTCAATAGCTGTAGCATATGATTTGGCGAAGACTTCATTTCTGCTTGTCTTGTATCCCATACCTCTTGCTTAGCCGTTTTAATTTCGCCTATAACGGTTTCGCCATCATACTCCATGATTAAGTCTATAAAGCCACGAATTGGAGGATAATCATTGATTATTTCTTCTTCTTCTGACCGCCACTCTGGCATAGTCTTAATAAGATTTTGCAATCTCTCGTGAGCCTGGGTTCCCTGTGCCATATTGGCAACAGCAACAGCATCATTATCATCAATAAATATTGCACCAGTAAATGCCATGTACCAATATCTTGGGCATGTACCATGACCATAGCCAAGTAAGCTTGGGCTAAATGATTTTTTTTGCGTGTCTCCGTCTGGCCTTTTAGTATTTCTATAAGACTGATCCAAAAGAGAGGCAAACTTTTCTGGATCAAAGAAGTTGCCAGTATGTTTTTTAAATTTAAGGTTTCTTACTATCTCACGAGACAAAATTATCTCATTTCGATAATTTTAGTAGCAAAGAACGGTAGCCCATGCCTTGATGCGTTTGGATCTCTTTTTTCTCCATCAATGTGTACATCTTTTGCATAGAATCCCATTGCAGCTTCTGCAGCATAAATCTGCGTTCTTATTTCTAGCCATGCATCCACACCATACTTTTCTATACCATCAAACCAAGCTTGTCCGCCTCCGTGTTTCCAGGTAAGGAAATGTCTGATAAAGTATTTGCTTGCGTCGCCGCTTAGAGGAAGTGCTGCATGAAAAAATGGTTTAGCAGATGGGAATATAATAAGGTCTCCAGGAGAAGGCTTATAGTTTACAATAGTTGAATCAAACTCATTTAAAAACGACACTCCTCCACCTTCATAGTCATTATTTAAATAAATTGTAGATGTAAGGATAGCCTTTGGGCCTGGATGTATTATTTCTCCATTTGAATCTAAATGATATCCAATAGCATACTCCCTATTTGTATTTGACTTATGCTTAGCAATGTCGATTGCCGTACCTAACCATCCAGACTCTTTACTATAATTCATGACTGTTTTACAGTCTGCTCCCATATCAACAAGCTCAGCCCTATGATTTTTATAGTCCCAGTTATCTACTATGCCACCAAAAACTTCTTTCCAATGATCTTCATTTGGGCTTCTGTAAGATGAAACTTTTTCTTTAACTGTCCATTCAGGAATATAATCATCATAGGCATCGTTTATTATTGACTGTACTTCTCTGTAAATCTTTAATTCATTTTGATACTCTTCTGAATTAAATTCTTCAGAATTTGGCTCGAACATGCTGCTGCCCATTCTAGACTTTGTTCCAAAATCATACCAGTCTTCCCAGACTGAAATTACTCCGTCTTTTTCTTTAGACTCTGATTTCTTAATAACATCTAAAATTTCTTTATGATTAGCCAACGCATTTTTATAAACTACTACGAAAGGCATCAACACTAACTTTTCTATTTTGTCCAAGGTGTTCCTCCTATAAATTATATACTACTATTATACCAAATTTATTGGTATTCTGCTTTTCTTACTAGTTAAACCTTACCACATACTTAAGGGCATCTACAAGCTTATCTATAGACTCCTTTACAGAATAATATATATTCTTTTTATTATTATTTTCTGTGCCTGCTTTATCTTTAGCTATTGTAGAGTAAACAGATGCGAGTACTGCAAATTTTGTTGACATTGCTTGTAGCTCCATAATTAGATGAGGTGCTTTTGCAGATGGAACGTCAGGGTTCATCAAAAGCTTTACCACAATAGCAAGAGCCTTATCTAGGTGTTCGTCCTGCATGAATTCATGAAGGTCATTAAACTCTGTTATATCGCTTATTAGCTCTAAAGTATTTTTATCCTGCATTACTATTCTCCCAAAATTCTACCAGTTCCTCTAAAACTGACCACTCTATGATTCCAAGACGTACCTTTGAATCATTTCCTATGATTATTTTAAGCGCTGGGTGCATATCTCTATTTACCTTAAATGTGTCTGTGCATATCTTAGCCCAAACATCTTTATTTAAATTAAAAGATGACGAAGCTTCTTTGTAATCAACTAAAAATTGTTTCCATTGTGCGTCACCTTTTTGATAGTCGCCTCTACCAGAATTTTTTTGAGCCTTAGCCCCATCTCTTTTTACTTCTGATCTTTCTGACATCATCCCACCT